AACCTCTACGTTGTGTAACTTCTCTCTAAGCTCACCAAGTAATAGATTAGCCTCACGCTCATTGATAGTCCAACCATTCTGTATCTGCTTGTGTACTATACTAGCTACGCCATGCTCTAGCTCAATGCTATCATCTCTGAACCCATTGAGTTCTTTAGATAGCTGAGTAAAAACTTTAGCAGTTAACTCTACATCACGCTTACAATACTCCACCATATCCCATGAGAATTTATTCCACTCGCTATGGTCTCCCTTACTGAAGCCAAGTCTTGTACCCCATGAGTCTAGTGAATGACCACCTTCTCTGTTAGGGTGAGCAAGGCGAGACATGACTAGCGTATCTTGAACAAGTCCTTCCCATCTGAATCCCGTAATTTTCTCCATAACGGGTAAATCATATCCAATAATATTATGACCGCAAATGTGAGTAATGCCAGTATCGCGTACCCAATCAGCAAACTTAAAAATATCTGTGTCGATAAATGTATTAATAGTTCCATGTTCTATCTCCTTTGCTACTATGCACCATATAGTGTCTGGCTTTAGGCCATTCGCTTCTATGTCTACGATTAGTTGCTTCATTAAAATTCTCCAAGGTCATCCGTTTCCTTCATTCTACCAGTTAGCTTATCATAATGCAACGAACAAGCAGGACCAGTAAGACCACTGAATCTATTCTTTAACACTCTAACTATGGTTGTGTTACGTACATGCGGGTCATCAGCCTGTTGGTTACGTTCCAATCCAATCACCATGTCGGATAGCTGTGCAATACTAGCTGAACCACGAAGCTCTGACAGGCTAATCTGTCCACCTTCTTCATGCCCCTTACCCATTGGTCTCCTCAAGTGAGATACAAGGAACAAGCCTATGCCTGTCTCCTGTACGAGCTGTCTTAGCTTGGTCATAATACTGTCGATAGCCTTGCGTTCATCAACAACATCTTGGTCACTAACAACAATGGATAAGTGGTCTAACACTATCCACTTGCAGTCTAATCCTTTAGCTAGGTAGCGTACCTTACTAAGTAAGTTATCCTCACTGGTACTACCGAAGTGGTCGTACATAAACATGCGACCTTTGCCCATGGTTTTATCCCAGTAACCTCTAAGCTCTTCATCATCTGTGTTATCTAAGTCAAGATGCAATGGCTTGTTAGCTTCAATGGACATGACACCAAGCGTAGTATTCTTTACGCTTTCTTCTAGTGCTAACACACCTATGTTATCGTCTGTTGCATTGAGTAAGTAATGCTCTAACTCTCTGACCATTTGAGACTTACCCATGCCAGCACCACTAGTGATAGTCACTAGCTCACCAGTACGGAAGCCATAAGTTAATTCATTAATGCCAAGCCAAGGATAAGGAACGGACTCGACTCTAACTTCTTCGGTCAGTATATCCCACGTGTCCTCACTGGCTATGATACCGTCTGGTCTGTAAGGTTTAGCATCCCACCACGCTCTAGTAAAGGAAGCAATGTTGCCCTCCAATAACATCTCGTTGGCATCCTTGAGGGGTAGGTCACACACTCTAACTTTGTTAGGTGAGAACAAATCTACCACACTTCTTACTGCTTCCTTGCCTGCTACGTCTGTATCAAAGCATAGCACTACTGCATCAAAGGACTCTAAGAATTCTAAGCTACGTTGTATGTCATTCTTTGCACCCTTGGAACCAGTGCGTAGACTGACTGATGCATACTTGTTACCAAACATTTGGTGAACACTCATTGCATCTAGCTCACCCTCACATATAGTAATGTACTTACCACCACCTTTAAATAAGTTCTCGCCAAACAATCCCACGTCTCTACTGTTGCCGTCATACATAAACTCCTTGGTCTCAGTAGTTCTAATCTTGTTACCTAGATGTTCGCCATCAACATTATGGTAGGGGTAGCAGTGCTTTTTAATTGAGCCATCTGTTCCGTACTGTAATGTAACGCCATACTTCTTTACTACATCTGCATTGATACCTCTGTCTACTATGGCACCATTGTTCCCTGTAAATACTTCCATCTTTTTTACTACCTCCTGTGGTATATATGCTTCAACTCTACCTTCACCCTTAGGTGCTTCCCAATGACTGCAACCGAAACAATATCCTTGACCGTTGGAATACCTAGCTAGGTTATCCTTACTGCCACATTCTGGACATGCTTCGTGATGTACAAAGGTGCCTTGTTGTTCTTCTTGATTCATAATCGCTCCGTTAAAATAAAGGTGGACCGTCTTTGCCTTAAATGACAATTCTTAGGTCCGTATAACATGTTATACCACTAGAACGGAACTGCTTCCTCAACTACCTTAGTGTCAAACTCATTGAGGTCTTTAACTACTGCATCAAACTCATCAAGAGCATTGCCACCACCAGCATAGGCCACTAATTCTAGTACCTGTACTGCATCTAAAGATTTACCTAGACCGTACTTGTCTGTGGCTTGGTGCTCGTAGGTAGAGTATGCAACCTTTACCATTGAACCATTACCGATTTTAATTGTGCTATCCCAGCCATGCTTGTTCTCATCTACTACTGTAGGTGCAGGCATGTGATTACCTTTAGCCGTTACAGGCTTACGCTTAAACACAAAGACATTTGCATCTTTTTGTTTAGGCTTTAGTCCAGACTCTATTAGCCTGTCTCTTTCCTCATCAGTTACCTTTAAGTCTATTGAATAAACTCCGGGCATTGGTGTATATTTATCTACCTTTGCTTCAAAAAGAGCGGGGTATAACGCTTCACCGATTGCTACTGCCATAATATTTCCTCGTGGTGTCAAAAAATTTATTAGTAACTACCGACACCGGTAATAGTAACTAACATGGAACATAACTGCCTATTAATGACAATTAGTACTACCTTTTATTATCTTTTATTAACTTCTAATGACAATTAATAATATATATATAACTATAGTAATAGTATAGCACACTTTTAATCATTTGTGTAATTGTTTACTAAAGTTTCTATATATCTTTTATCTGAATCATCATCAATACCATAACTATAACTTGCTCGTCTACATCCATTGCACATATCTAAGAAAGTTCCTGTCTCTTTGTCCTTATAGACTGACTCATTGTCATTGAGTTGTTTGTTACATGCTCTGCATCTCATTCCATTTTCTCCGTATCAAAATGTATCAAGCCATTGCTCTCCATGTCTAGCTTTTTATTGGCCACTAGGACAGCCTCCTGCTCGGTCTCAGCCACTATATCAAATGAAGCAATAGTACCTGTCCATTTTACATTAACTTTAAAATTATACAACTGTGGCTCATCTTCAGGCTCCTCAAATACTTCACCACCTTCCCAGTCATACTCACCCTTGTTGGCATAAGTTCTTTCTATTCCATTCTTATCTGGCATTATATTTTCTCCACATTATAAAGTCTAGAATTTAAATCATTAATCTTATCGTTTAATTCATTAAGTTGCTCTTGCATGTCACACATTATACTTAAATATGTGTGAGGTTCAAGTGAATAATCATAGTTCTTTAAAGTAAGCCTACTATTTTCATCAAACAAATCATGACCATACTCGCACTCAATATTTAAGTGCTTGTCTATCTCCTCGTCCAAGTTTCTTACATCACTTGCATATATAATTATGTCCATTACCTGTCCTCCATATCAAAGAAGTCATTGTAATCTCTAAGCTCTGCTGACTCACGTCTTAGCTCTTCCTCGTCAGAGTCATGGCGTTCAGCTTTTATAGGCTCTATATTTTCCATCATGCCTATCTGCATATCAACCATGTACTCTTTCCAACTGTCATAAATGCTACTCATACTATCTCCTATACTATTAAAATGAAATCAATATTACCATCAACAAGCTCATGATACTCTTCTTCTGTGATGAAGTCAACTAGTAGCATTTGTGCTAAGCTACTTGAACTTACATCAACCTCAAGTTCTCTGGCTCCATCATCATTAAACTTTAATTGACTACCCAAATCATTTTCTGATAGGAACTTGTGAAGGCCCTTCAATGTGTAGTCCTCGCCATTAATTGTTCTGCGTTGCAATAACGCTGTCTTAAATATATACATTATTCTCTCTCCATTAAGTATTCATTTTCATAATCTTCAACCATTCTTAATTCATAGTTGGTTATATCACACAGCACATAGCTAGAAACTCCATCATGTCCTGTGTCTTTGTGTAAGTCAGTACCAATAACATTATCAAACCATCTTTCAAAATCTTCAGCTTTATGTTCTGGTACGTCTGTACTTAGTTGTACATTATATCTGTTCTCTATCATTATTTCTTCTCCTTTCGTTTAAGTTTTAAATCAAAGCTATGCTCTGCAAGTTTGGTTATCTCTTCCTTAATTTCATCAACCCAACACCCCATATTCACCATATCTTCATAATCTATAAGACCATAAATTCCAGCGTGGTCAACCCATACTTTTACAAACTCCTCTCTGGTTACATCCTTCTCACCGCTTCCAGTCATTCTACCAACTGTAATTGTAGGCTCTTTTACTATTTCCATCTTTCCGCTCCTTCTGTTATGTCAATTTCATTTCCGTTTTCATCTTCCATTTCATATACATCAGCACCAGCATATATTGTAGTACATGACCAGCTATCCTCATACGCTTCTTTTAGTGCCATTTTGTATGCTTCCTCTGGACTATCAGCTTCAATGTTTGCGTAAAAAGTACCAGTAGTATCAACAGTAATTTTATAATTCATAATTTCTCCTTTAATTAAGTTTCGTATAACATGTTATACCGTTTATTTTATTCTCTTCCATGTCTGCCACGTTATGCTCTGTAAGTGCAACGGTGCCAGATTTAATGTTTCAGCGGTCATTATATAACATTTTTCAATGAATGTATACACTTCCTTAGAAATTGCTTGTTCTCTATCCGTTGCGGTCCTGCCTATTGCTATTGCTATTGCGTGCCTGTCAACTGTAACTCCTGTTTTTCTCTTAGGGTATGCCATATTGTAATAAAAAGCCTTCGTTTTCTCACCATTTAAGACCTTTAAGATATTATCATCTAGATGTATATCATCATTGAGAGCCAATATATCTCTGGCCTTCTGGATATTCCTGCCCATGTGGCCACAAGTACCAGTTAAAATTAAGTCAACCGCTAACTCTTTATTTTTATTCCACTCTTTAAGCGGTGATAGTGCGGAAACTATACCCAAAACTTGACGTTTTGATACTTGCTTGAACATCTCCGCAACTTCTGCTCCAAAGTCATTAGCTTCTTGGTACCAGTCATTCAACTCTGCTTCATTCTTCTGGTTATAAGTCTTAATAATATTGTTCTTAATCTTGGTTTTACTGTAGGTAACCACACCTATTTTAATTGTTTGCATACTTACCTCTATTAATAATGAATTAAGGGCCTCTAAGAAGCCCCTAAATGATTAATAATACTAAGCTACCTTGAAGGCCTTGACTACAGCGTCAACCTTAGCGTCCGACTTAATTCTAGCCTTTACAGCCCCTCTAAGTGCCTCTACTTCATCCAGTGTGTAGTATTGCTCTACAAAGCTCCACGCTTGCTCATGTGTGATTGACTTAGTGTTAGCTTCTACCGTTGACTCTGGTGTCGCTGCCTTCTCTGCTATCTCACCTTCTACAGTATCGCTGTTAGACTCTGCCTTAGCTTTAATCTCTACTGTTTGTCCTTCCCCTAACCCTTGTAATGACAGGCCAGTATCAAGCGTATTCAATACCCTGCTAACCTGTGTTCTAATCTTCGCTGTAGCTTCCTTCAGTGTTAGCCCTTCGCTCTCCGCTGTAGCCTTTAATAGCTCTGCTACTTGTACTATCTTAGCGTAGCCCTTAGGTCCTTCAGTGATATAAGCCTTAATAGCCTTTGATTGGTTAGTGTCTAGCTTGTTACCCTTAGCGTATGTGCGATATAGAGTAGCTTCAGTTGCGTGTAAGTCGTTGATTGTTATCATAATAATTCCTTTTTTCTAGTTTTAGCCCTGCGTTATTGCGTGGCCATGAGTGCTAATATACGCTCATTAGCCTGATAGTCAAGCGATTAGCTAAAATAAATATTGGTATAACATGTTATACGAGGTCAAATACCACAATCACTCGCTCTTTTATTCCACTATTGCCACACCTTGCCACGCTGGGCTCTGGATATTTACGGCACCTCTGGCCCATGCTGGCAACTCTGGCCATTTCTGGCTCTCTGTGGCCATGGGGGGCCCATTATTGGGAAACGCGCACACACCGGTGTGGCTCAATAGCACATGAAACGAACTTTGGACCTAGCAAAAATAGAACTTAACTAATCCTAAGCTAACAATTCATGGCCTATTGTGGTTTATTTACAACAATGTCTTGCTATTATAAACAAAGGATGGTATAATAAGGGTATAGCACCTCCCTTTTATAACAGGACAAAGGTATGACAGAAAAGAAGAAATCAGGCAACCCTAACTTTTATAAGGGCATGCCTTCTGCTAACCCAGCAGGTAGAACAGTAGGGTCAGTAAACAAATATACAGCATTAAGTAGGGAAGTATTATCAGCTAAAGGACCAGAGATAGTTGACAAGGTAATAGAACTTGCCTTAGCTGGAGATAGACATTGTTTAAAGATGTGTATGGATAGAATAATACCAGCACACAAAGCAGTAGAGATTAAACACGAGCATAGAGACTTAGGAATTAATATTATTGTAGAGTCTGTAAAGGCAATACATAAGATTGAAGAGGAAGAACAAGAAACATTTGAAGGTGAAGTAACAGAGGCTATAGATGGCTGATATTAATGTTTCCCTTCATGATGCTCAGATGGAGATATTTAAGTCTAAGGCTAGATTTAAAGTTATATCAGCAGGTAGAAGGTTTGGTAAGTCAAGACTAGCTGCATGGGTGTTATTAATAAAGGCACTACAGAGTACAAGTAAGGATGTGTTTTACGTTGGTCCTACATTCCAACAGTCGAAAGACATTATGTGGGGTATGTTAAAGGAATTAGGCAGAGATGTTATTAAAGCTGCCCATGAAAATACAGCAGTATTAACTTTAATCAACGACAGAAAGATATATTTAAAGGGAAGTGATAGACCAGATACTCTAAGAGGCGTAGGACTAGAATATGTCGTTTTAGACGAATACGCTTCTATGAAGCCTGAAGTGTGGGAAATGATTTTGAGGCCTACACTTGCAGACGTGAAGGGTGGTGCTATGTTTATTGGTACACCTGCTGGTAAGAATCATTTTTATAAGTTGTTCATGGAAGCTCAGGGAGAAGATAGTGATTGGGAAGCGTTTCAATATAACTCTACAGACAATCCCCTCTTGGACCCAAAGGAAATACACGCTGCTAAAAGCAGTATGTCTACCCAAGCCTTCCGTCAAGAGTTTGAAGCTACCTTTGAATCGTTCAGCGGTGGAATCTTTAAGGAAGAATGGATTACATACGTTGATGATGAGGCAGACTTTAAGGAAAACACTATAGGTCACTACGTAGTATCGGTTGACCCTGCTGGTTTTGAAGCAGCAAGTAAGGAAAGAGGTTTAAAGTCAAGCAAGTTAGATGAAACAGCAATATCAGTAGTAAAGATTGTAGGTGATGAGTGGCTAGTTAAGGATATTTACCACGGTAGGTGGGGAATTAAGGAAACAGCCAACAGAATACTAAATGCTGCAATGGATTGTGAGGCTTCAACAGTAGGAATAGAAGCAGGTGCGTTAAAGAACGCTATCATGCCCTACTTAGAAGATGAAATGAGAATTAAAGGCAGGTGGGTTAACATAACAGATGTAACTCATGGCGGTAAAAGAAAGATAGATAGAATTACGTGGTCTCTACAAGGTAGATTAGAGCATGGTAAGATAAAGTTTAGGAAGGCGGACTGGAACCAGCATTTTATTTCCCAGATGATGGACTTCCCTTCACCTTTAAGCCATGATGACTTACTTGATAGTCTCGCTTATATAGACCAAGTAAGTGTAGCAGACTTTGCAAGCAGTATAGAGCTGGATGAAGAATGGGAACCTATGGATGCAGTAGCAGGATATTAATTTATGGAAGATAAAGATTATTCAGGACCACATAGCCAGTTAAGAGAATGGGTATTAGACCGTGTAGACACTTGGGAACAACACAGAAACTCTAATTACCTGTCTCATTGGGATGAATACTATCGTCTATGGCGTGGTACGTGGGCAGAAGAGGACAAGACTAGAACATCAGAGAAGAGTAGACTTATCTCTCCGGCTACATCACAGGCTATTGAAGCTACAGTAGCAGAACTAGAGGAAGCTACCTTTGGTGGACACCGTTGGTTTGATATTGAAGATGATATGTTGGATAGGAATCCACAAGATGTAGAGTATATACGTAACCTGCTACATGAAGATTTAAACAAAGACAAAGTAAGAGATGCCATTGCTGAGTGTTTACTCAACGGAGCCATTTATGGTACAGGTATTGGTAAAATAATTGTACAAGACAAGATGGAGATAGTAGCTACCGAGACACCAGTTCCCGGAACCATGACTACTGAAACACAAATTAATGAAGTACCTTATGTTTGTGTTAAACTAGAAGCTATATCACCTAAAGAATTTTGCATTGACCCTACAGCCACTAGTATTGATGAGGCATTAGGCGTTGCACACATAACTGTCAAGCCTCGTTACCTTATAGAACAAGGAATGAAGAAAGGTATCTACACTGATATGCCATTAGGTAGTATGGATAAAGCAGACTTTGGGTTTGATGAAGAGTTTGATAGCATATCTTATGAAGATGACAAGGTAAAGATTTGTGAGTACTGGGGATTAGTTCCTAAGCGTTTCCTTAACAAGAACGCAACGAATGAATCATTTGATTATGATGATGATGACTTAGTTGAGGCTGTAGTAACAATTGCTAATGATGATTGTGTACTAAGAGCAGAGGAAAACCCATTCTTAATGAACGACAGACCATTCATATCTTATCAGAATGACCGCGTTCCAACAAAATTCTGGGGAAGAGGAATCGCTGAGAAGGGATATAACCCACAGAAAGCTTTAGATGCTGAACTGCGAGCACGTATTGATGCCTTAGCACTCACGACACACCCTATGATGGGTCTTGATGCTACACGTCTACCACGTGGAACCAAGTTTGACATAAGACCGGGTAAGACAATTCTTACTAACGGTGACCCAAGGTCTGTTCTAATGCCACTTAACTTCGGTAGTCTATCCCAGTCTACATTCACTGAAGCAGCTGAGCTAGAACGGATGGTTCAGATGGGTACTGGTGCTATGGATAGTGCTACTAGTCAGTCCGCTCAACCTCGTAACGGTACTGCTAGTGGTATGTCAATGATGCAGGCAGCATCTATTAAACGTCAGAAGAGAACACTACTTAATTTCCAGGAATCTTTCTTAATTCCTTTAATTGATAAAGTGTTAATGAGAAAGATACAGTTTGATAACCAAAGATACCCAGCAGTAGACTTTAAGTTTAAAGCTTACAGCAGTCTAGGTATTATGGCTAAAGAGTTAGAGTCAATGCAGATGATACAGTTATTATCTATGACTCCACAAGGCTCTCCAGCTTTCTTTGTTATCTTGATGAGCATATTTGAGAACTCATCTCTAACTAATAGAGAGCAATTGGTAGGAGCAATCAATCAAATGATGCAACCTAACCCTGAGGACCAACAAGTTAAGAAGATAGAAATGCAAAAATCAATGCTAGAGTTAGAAGAACTTAAAGCAGAGATTAATAAGATATACGCAGAAGCACAGAAGCTGCAAGTTGATGCAGGTGATAAGACATCTAACGAAACTCTAGCTAAGAAACAACTAGAACTAGCAGAGAAGATGGTTAAGATAAAAGGAATACAGTCTGAAACTGCACGTAACTTGCCTGAAGTAGAGCATCTACAGTCAGAGATTGTACTTAATTTAGCAAAAGCTATGGGAAACGGATAATAATATGAAACTATATAACGCTGGCAAAATATCAGGAATGTATACAGGACCATTAAAAGGTGGTATGGGTAGTAGTAAAGCAACAAAAGCAATTCCTATGCCTAAAATAAAGTCAACATCAAAAACAAAAATGCCTAGAGTAAAGTCTGAAACTGAAGCAGAAAAAAAACTTAGGTTAATGAAAGATGCTAGTAGAAGAGCAAATAAAGGAATGAGTAAGTTACTTTCTGGTAAACGCAGTAAACCAAAAATGCCTAAAAAGAAAAATGTTTTTAGAGGAAAGTAAGTGACAGATAGAGAAATATTAGAACAACGATTAGACATGATTCAACATGATGGCTGGCGTGTATTGGTAGAAGAGTACACAGAACTAGCGGAATCACTTGAGAAAATCTATGACATTGATAATGAAAAGACTCTACATGAACGTAGAGGACAGGTAGGCTTTTTGAATATGGTTATTACATTGGAACAAGCCACCAAAATAGCGTTAGACCAACTGGATTAAACCAGCTCTAACATTTTATAACCCCCACAATCTTAAAT